TGCTGTCAGGTTATCGATGTAGAAGATACGACAATCATAGTTGTAGTTCATGTAACGAATCTTGCCCTTGACTGTCTCCCAGTCATTAGAACCAAAGTTATCGAACATAAACAAACCATTTTGCATACCCTCTACAGTTGCTTTCAACTTATCCTTGTCGAACTCAGCGTTTGGCAAGTGATAGTGAACACCATCAACCTTACCTGCAACACGAAGCACAGTCTCCTTGACCGATTGCTCGAGCATGAATGATGCGACCTTCCAACCTGCCTTAACATCGTGAGCTATTTGAGTCATGATGAAGTCTGTCTTACCGACGCTAACACCTGCACCAACTACAACAACCTCGCCGAAGCGACGTCCGTAGAGTAATTGAGTCAAGCTTGAGTAAGCGTAAGGAAAGCCAACCTCGATAGGCTCTGCAACTGTATCGAGTAAGTCAGCAGGTGTAACGATGTCGTCTGGCTTATAACGTTCTGCGTTATAGAAGGCGTTCATAACACCAGACTTGCCTTTGTAGATCAGCACCTCATTACAGTCTTTGTAATCAGGATGACGGATAATGCGAAGCTTGTCAGCAGGGATAAGTGAAGTCACATCATCTACTGCTTTACGCCCTGCTTCGTCATTGTCGAACCAGAGGTAGATTTCTTCGTAACCATTAATCCAATCTATGTGGTGGGCTATTTCTTTCTTTGCGCCATGAGCTCCGCCCTTGAGACTCACGACTGGATACTTCCCATCTGTAGCTGTGGCGTATGACAAGCAATCGATCTCGCCCTCAGTGATCACAAGCTTCTTGCCTGTGTTCGCCCAGAGTTGTTGACCATACATCACGCTTGACTTAGCGTCACCTACGAACCGAAAGGTCTTGTCAGTATAGCGTAGCTTCTGCCCGACGATCTCTTTCTCTTTGTTGTAGTAGTTAGCTACTTGGCACAGAACACCAGTTGCATCATGACTAATACCATAATGGAACTGACGAGCAATGCTTTCAGGAATTTTACGTTTCTGTAATTCTTGATATTCATATTGCAATAGTTTGTGTGTGTTTGGTTTGTAAGCAACATCACTCAATTCACTGTCTCCTTTAGACCACTTGCCGCAAGAGAAGCAGTAGCCAGTGCCGTTGCTGTAAACAGCTTTAGCATCTGAACTACCACAGCTCTCACAAGCCTCGTGGCGAAGGAACTCGGAATTACTTTCCGTATGTCCCATCTACATAATCCTCATAACAATCGAATGCTTGGTAAGCTTGATCCCAAATGTCAAAGATTCGGTGAGCCATCTCACGACCTTCGTCAGGATCTAGGAAGTTAATATAATTACATATCTCATCCCCTGCTTGAGCAATCATTTCGTGTTCATCTTTTTCATCAATCGTCCTCATTGCATTCCTCTATCGTAACATCACAACGGGGGTTGTCTTTGTCCACTCCACCGAAGCGATAAGTAATCTCTGTAACAATGTTGTAGTTATCATCTTCGAGTATTCCAAATTCAACTAAAGCATCATGTGTGAACTTAGTAATCACTGAACCAATGTTGTCGATGTCAAAGACTCGACGAGTTGGATAGTAGATGTCATAAGACACGCGACATTTGCCTTCGATGGGTGTCAACTGCTTAACTTCTTCTGCGACTTCAAACTTAAAAGTTTTCTTTAACGAGTTATTGAGTTGAAACGCCCAGTTGCGATACCCATTCAGGTTGATGTAGTACATCTTCTTTTTCTTGATGCCTACTTCGAGCCTGATGGGTACGCTGAAGGTTTGTTTAGAAATCGTCGTCACCGAATGACTCGGCACTTGAAGATGAAGCCGCATAGCCATCCTCTGTGTCGAAGTCATCGCCCTTACCACCTGAGTATTCTACAAGATCGATGATCTGCATCTTACTCCACAACATTGACAAGCCAAGCTCTTTGGTTGATGCCATGTAGTACGGGTAAACATAGGAAGCAACACGAATGGTTGAGCCGTTACCAACTAGCGGAACTGGCTTAACAGCTTGCTTGTTAGCATCGACAACCTGAATCTCATGCTGCTGACCTTTCTCACGACGGGTGTCTACGTTCTTGAGTTTGAACTTGAAGACGATCTTACCTGTTGGGTTGCCGTCTTGGTCATACTCATCGGCATAGAAGGTACGCTTCTTGACCTGTGCTGCCTTAGCACCCATAGACTCTTTGGTTTCTTCAAAGGCTTTGTCTTGCAACGCTTCGAGGCGTTCAATGAAAGCTTTGACGTCAGGTGACTTAGGATCTAACACCAAGTCGGTTGAAAGTGTACCTTCAGGATCGAACTTGCGGTCAGGCTCAGTAACCTTACACCACACTGCTTGACCTTTCGGGCTTACAACATTCATACCTGAAACTGCAAATGGTTTGTTCATAATGTCTCCTTATCGACTGAACATAAAAATAATAGCAAATACTCCTAACCAAACGCCCCAAAAGATTGAGGCGGATTTCTCAGCTAAGCTATTCACTTATCGGTTGAGCGGGCTGAGGTGTTGCTGTCGCCTGTGCCTAGCATACGTTGCTCGCCCTCGGCTTGACCTTTAGCACCACCCTCGAATTCCATCTTGAATTTACCGAGTGCCTCACCCTTAGCATCACCCTTGGCTGATTCACTACCAGACCAGAAGTTGCTGAACCAACCACCCTTGGTTTCCTCTGCTGACGCAGAAGTCACAACCAAAGCATTCAAAGCTACGATAGCTGTAGCAGTAATAATAATATTTTTCATAATATATCTCTCTTTAAGAATAATTAATAATAATAATTTCTAGAGGTACTTAAGATACCCTAAGATATTCTTAGGATATTCTTAAGTATGCTCTATTGACGGACTTCGTCATTAATGTCCATCCCTTGACATTTTAGCTGAAAATGTAATGACTGTCTCGTACTTCCTGTAAATCGAGTGTGTTGATCATTACGTCCTGTGGTAGTACCTCGTGATCTGACTTGACTTGGTAATACCAGTTTGTGAGAGGGTCTGTCTCGAACAAGTCGATGAAACTCTCTCGTACCTCACGATTCAGATCTGGCACGAATCTTGCGGGGACTCCGTAGCTGTCGTGAATCATGTGGAATTTGGTGCATCCTAACTTCTTAAGCCGCAGCACTGTGTCACCCAAGAGGGCAGCATCAAGACTGTGAACATAGTTAGGTGCTACACCTGATCGCATTTTGCGAACATCTATCGAATCGGGGATTGTTGTTCTGATCGATAATTTACCAATTGCTGTGGTAATTCTCTCAACTTCTTCCCGTTGGATCTTTTGGATCACAGGAAACCCCGTCAAAGGCGTCGTGTAAGCCACCCAGTTGCCCTGTAAGGCGAGATCTCGGGTCACCCCTACTAGGTACTCCTGTCCAACTCTTGCGCCTCTTACAACGGCTCCTATGGCTCGAGAATTAAGATCCGCTAGGAACATCGCAGCGAGCCAATTCTCACCAATCCAGAACTTTTGGTTTTCCATTTCCATATCGTTCAACTCAGCGAGCAACTGATCTTTCATGCCTCGATGTGTGACCGAATAAGGTTGTGTCATGGTGTTCCGTTTGGTTAGCCGTCGGTTGACTTTGCCCTTGAATGAATCTGCCAGAGGCTTTGTGTCAACTGTGTGGGTTGTGCCGTCTGACTGATTAAACACTATTTCAGGCATATAATCTCCGTTGTTTAGATACTCGTTGACCTTGTCAGCCACTCGTTGATAAATATCCTCTCGGGTATCACCAATTACATTGACCGCCTTAGCCCCCTCCCTGTCACGCAACAGCCCAGAATAAATCTGGATGCCGCTGCACGTTGCGTCCAATGCAACAGGGATATGACTTAGGAACCCTTCAGGCTGTCGCACATAATCAGCGTACTCGAAGCACCATGCCAAGAACAGAAACGGGTCATCTGCCTCACTCCAGAAGTCTCGATGTGCCATCGGATCTGCTGCTGTGTTTAGGATGTCGAGCGTTAAGTCTTTGATTTTCTTGATTCTTTCGTCATATGGCTCTTTATCGAAGCCGTAACAATTAGCACCATGAATCATAAACCAACGCTTTGCCTCGTCACTGTCGATTGGCTCACCCTCCGCAAACTCTAATAAAGACTTGACATAGCCTGAGCCCTGTGGTTGCAAGTGCTGCTGAATCGGGTAGATGCGACCTCGAAAGTCGAACTGGTAGCTGAAATAAATCTCAGGCTCATCCAGATATTCCTTCGCGTTGTACAACACCAAATTAGCCATCATTGCTTTTGAGTTTGAAGCTGTGCAGACATCTTCCTGAGCTCTGCGAGCCACCCAATACTGACGCCCTCGCTGCTTGTCTTTGAATACTGGTATCTTGTCAATCTTGCTGTACTCATACTCTCCGTAATCAGCTTCGTTCACAAAATCCCGAGCATCTAAGAAACCATTGTAAGGCAAACCGCCATACAACTTGGGGCTGTTCTTCGGCATCGTAGGATCAACCATGTTATTGTCGAAAATCTCAACCATCACATCAAACACCCTACGATTAACTCGCCAAGCTGTACCCTGCAATGCGTTGAGTATCTCAAACGGCTCCGTAACTCCACTTTTGTAAAAGTACTCCTTCAACTGTTTACGTTTGTCAGTCTTAACCGCATCGATCCTGTAAAGCTCCTCCATCTGATAACCGCCTGAGCCTTTGAACTTTGTCCAGTCTTTTGGCTTGACGATATGAATCGGGAACTTGCGATACTCACCGAGCAACAACTCACGCGATTGAAGTATCAGTTTGTAGCATTCTTCAGTGTACTTCAGGTATGTACGTCGTGAACTATTTCGCTTTGACTCTTTCACAATTACAGTTTCAACGATGTTAGCTCCTGACTGAATCACCAGATCAATTAAGAAAGCACCAACTTTGATTGTTTCAGAGTTAAGTGCTGACTCTCCTAGTTGATTCTGCTGCTTTGCAATCTTTAGTTTTTCACGCTCGATGTACTTTCGACCGCG